TTCGTTATAGAGCTTCATGTGGGCTGATTCAAAAGCTGCAATCGTATCGCTCACGAAGTTTCGGTAAAAGCCCTGCTTGTCACGATAATCTCCCACCACGAAGCAGGCAAAGCGATTAGGCTTCAGCATTCCGCAAGAGACGCGGATCACCTGGCGGTATGCCTCCAGGAATTTATCGTGGGGCATTGTGGAGAGATCGCGCGGATCATCCGAATAAACCTCCAAATCCCCATAAGGTGGACAGGAGAAGATGAGATCGTAGCTACCCGGCGCGAGGACCGCTGCTTTCAGGGCGTCGCCTTCAATCCACTGCACTCGACCAAAGCTTTTCTTTCCCGCCCAGCCGTTCGCCCCAGTACTCAGAATATCCTTTGCTTGCTTTCGGTTGGCCTCAAGCTGGCCCTTTGATAGCTCGATTCCCACGTAATCAAGGCCCAAGATGCCCGCCGCTATTCCACGCACACTCCCCCCAGCGAAGGGGTCGAGTACTTTGCTCTTGGGAGGGCAAAACCAGCGATAGATCAATTCACAGAGGGTGGCATCGAATATGCTCGTGCCGGTTGGCTGCCCATCGGCACCATATACTGTCTCAAGATATTCTTCCCCCGGCTTCAGTCGTTCAATTCTTTCCGCTAAAGCGTTCGGGGATGCGGACCAAGTTCGGGCCATTGCCTTTCTTCCACCTTTCAGAATTCGCTGGCTTGTATCGTCAAGCTGCCTGCCTGCCTGCCTGCCTGCCTACGACCCAGGTTAAATTTCGCATTCTCTCCCCGCATCAGATCTTGCCCGAAACACCGCGCGTTCTTACCCATCTATCGGCCTTCCCCTTCCATCACCCCGCTGCCTTTTGCTGTAGTCTGCCGCTGGCCTTGGTGAACCGCCCGGCGATGCTGAAATTCGTTTAGCCGCCCTTGGCTCTTGAAGGCTGATATTCTCTCTCTCTCTCTCTCTCTGCAATCCGCTTTCCGAAGGCGTTCTTGGCGTCAATCGGGTCGCTGAATTCGCCGCCTCTGAATAGTGCTCCGCCCTTGAAGGTTTGGCTTTGTTTGTTTGTTTGTCACCTGCGAAATGTTTCCACTCCGGGCCACGCTTATCGCCAGGGCTGCCAGGGCAGTTCGTTTCCCTGCGTCCCAGTTCACTCTGAATCCCCAGTGCTAGCCAAGCCCGCTTGCGGTCCTGCCAATAGCCCTGCCGGGCATCCAACACGGAGAACGGAGGCACAATGAACCTCTCCGCCAGCGTCTTGTGCGCTTCTTCGGGCGTGATGTGCTCAGCGTCGCCTTCCGTGAGAGCATTGGCAAAGAGCGCCGTCAATTCCTCCGGGAAGAAGAACTTGTCAAGATCGGCCAGCCCTTCATCGGAAAGAGACTTCAGCATTGCAGGGTCCATCTCGCTCAAATCTGATGCTCTGTTATCGGCAATCGCCAACTCCGCTTTCTGCTTCGGCGTCAGGCCACGGCGTACCACGGCCACGATCTCGTTGCCGGTAGCCTCTACAGAAATCACCTTTTCGATCCCCACGTTGGCGGCACCTTCTAGAACTCCGTGCCCAGCGATAATCTGGCCGGTTTCATCTATCACGATTGATCGCGCGGCACCATACTGCTCAAGCGATTGCTCAATCATGCCGATGTTGCGCTTGTCGTGGAGTCGAGCGTTGCGCGGATCAGCATGCAAGTCTTTGAGATGCGTGATCGGCTTATGCTTCATTGCCTTGCGTTTTACCACTTCGGCCCTCCGATTTCAATCGCTTTTTCAGGAGTCCATTATAACAGACTCTCCGGGCGCTCTGCCCCGTCCCCTCAGTCGAGGGAGGGAACAGGGCTCCACTACGAACAACCTCTACTCTCCCGCCACCCTTGGCTCTTTACGATCGTCCGCGCCAAGGAAGAGACAGGGCAGAGCGCCCGGCGAAACTCCCGTTACCGCTTCTGCTTTTCCTGCCCGATGGCCGCCTTGCTCTTTTCCGGCTGGGCCGCAGGAGGATTGGCTGGTGGTGGAGTTGCGGGAGGTACCCGCACCAACATACCTGTCTGAAAATTAAGCTGCCACCCTTCTCCCGTCAAGCCCTGTACTTTTACCTCTGCCGACACGAGTTCGTTGATGTCTGCCTGAAGCTGTGCAAGCTCCTGCTGAACGGTCCTGAATGCCAGCTTTCCTGAAGGACTCAACTGAACCATCTGAGGCCCTTGAGATGTTTGCGGAACCTTCTGGCCTTGTTGGCCGGAGGTGACGTTGCCCACGATCCCCAAAATGCAAACCATCATCCAAACCTTTTTCATTTCATTCTCCTTTTCATGTTTCGTCATTGGCGAGCAGGACTCCGCCGCAGGAGAGGGAGAACTCAGCGCGACGGAGGAGCCTGCTCACACGTTTATTGAACTTCCGCAACATCATATCCGAAGACGTCCATGATTGATCCCAAAGCCGTCCCAATATGCTTTAGAGAAACGGAGACGCCGAGACGCACATTTGCGCACTGTGTACCTTCCAGCCCCCGCTTTGTTATGTCTGCGGCAAAGTTCCACAAAGCGGAAACAACCGCTTCCTGCTTCTTAATGTTACGGCTACGCTTTCGGCGCTTTACCATCACCATATCTCCTCAGTCAAACCGGCTTTGACTTCATATCCGCGACAGGCTCAGGCCCGTCACCCCGCCAGCGAAAGCCTCAATGTCTGGTGCGGGCCGTTCGCTATTTCCAAGAGGATGTCCCCGTGGCAAGGGCTTGACAGGCTACACCAGCAGGCTAAATCCTTGCCGCGCAATTCTTTCCTAATTGAGTCGCGAAATGATTCTGGTTTTTCAACGTACACGAGAGTTTTATAATCATCTATGCAGGTTTGGGCGTCAACATACCTCGACATGGGAAGAGGATTACCCCATTTGGACGGCCTCCCAACGTAGACAACGCCCTCGGGCATCCTCCAGCCCTTTGTGCGTTTCCGCTGAATTCGTTTTGCCATTAGATTCTCCTATGTCAGCAGCCACTACCGTACCTGAAACGGAACCTGAATCGGGAACTGCCAGCTCGGAGCACAATCTTTGCAAACGGGTATAGGCTCCGGAAGTGTCCATGCTCAAAACGTGTCAGCCTTTCCCATAACCCTATCGGGGGGTCATTCCTTTGCCTTGGGGCACGTAGCCAAAGCCTCACAGACAACATCCCATTGCGCTGCCCATGTGGACTTCGGAACATTCTTAGGAAAGCCTGTAAGTTCCAACTCTAAGAGAGACATTAGGCTTTCCAGGGCATCCCTCACCCGCCTGAGCGCCGTTAGTTCCTTCAGCAGAGCCGCGCCGGGGTTGTCGCCGGCAAGAATGCACTCGGCAGAGTGCTTTTCGGTTCCATCCTGGGTACACGCGACCTCACCCTCGTCACGGGGTTGGCCGTTATTGCACACGACGCAGTAGAATCCTTTCCGATTGATGGCTGGAAGGACCAGGTGTTGTCGCATCTCCGCGCACTTCGCATGTAACTTCTCGTTGGCTTTGATGAGGCGTTTCACTTCATCCTGCGCCCGCTGAAGCTCGATACAAAACCTCACAGAATTGGAAGCAGCCTTGCCAAGCTCACGTTGCGCCGCTGCCAACTGGAACTTTGACTTAGCAAGCTCTGCGGTTAGACGGCAGATTTCCTCAAACTTTTGGATTTGAAGTTCTCTTTCACTCATCGACATGCTTCGCCACCCTTTCTCTTTCCCGTACGGCTTACCTGGGCTTACCGCCACTTTGCACCCCCTCCTCCCTGATCTGGCGCTTGAGGTCGGCAATGCGCCGTTCCTGCCAGCATCCCCCTTGACTAGGATCACAACTGGCGTAATGCAATCCCAGCTTGGCCTCTTCCAGCCTCGCCTCCAGCCGCACGCGGTTCAGGAAGTCCGGGTCAGGGCGGAGGGAGCGAATCTCAGATGCTCCACACTTTACCGTGATGCCGGTATCCCGGTGAATCCAACGCTGCTTGGACTCTTGCCACTCAACAGGATTGCCTTCTGTACAGAGGGCGCACACTAGTATTGAGCACCTCTCCACGGTCACGGCTTCGGCCTTGGTGACGGCCTCAGCTTGGTCAAGGCAAGCTCCGCAGCACATAAAAGTAGCCCGCGTCGGGGGATTATCTCCTTTTTTTGTAGTGTGCTGGCCCATATCAATGTTTCTCAGCTCCGCCCTCGAATGCCCCACTGGGCAGGTCGAGAGATCCTGGGGCTTCTGCATCTCGGCTATAGCAGCGTCCCAACCCGCTCTTGCCGTATCCTTAGATTGCATGTACGGAACAGCTACCCATTCTCGCCACCATTGTTCAAACCTCTCATCTTTGATCATTTCTTGGCCTCCTGGATCACCTTCATGGAAACGAGGGCATCTACCACAGCTCTCGCTCATAACTCATTCTGCCTACACTTGACCGGGCAATGCTTCGCGCATCTTGTCCTTGCTTGCCATCATTCGACGCATGGCGAATTGCATCTTAGCGAACGCCCCTCCAGCCCTCATCCGTTGATGAATATCCGCCTGAGCTTCCGGCGAGTATTTCCTGACGTCCGCCAGGAACTGCGCGAACTCCTCGGCCGTGAGTTCTCCCTTTTCTCTCTGACACGAGATGCAGATGCACTCCATCGTCCAGGGATCACCACCCCGCGCTATCGGCATCGGATGATCCGGGCTCATCGTGCTGATCTTGATCCGCTCTCCGCAGAACTTGCACGGCTGACCAACGCCCGACGCCAGAATCTCGCGTCCCTTCTTCAGAGGAAGATTACCGGAGAATCCTTTCTTGCGCATCCGCTGATTCAGGGCCGCCACGAGCTGGCCCGACCTCTTGTTGAACTTCTGCTGGGCCTTCGTCGTGAATCCCGGCAGGCTTATCTGCATCGTGATCGCCATGGTTTGTTCTCCGAGTCCATTATAATGGACTTTCTGTTTATCCGCACTCCAAGCGGATTCCGTTGGTTACCCTCCACTTTTCAGCCAACCAATCAGCCGCAAGGCTGAGTCCAGCCCTTGTAACAAGACGCTTCCCTCCTGAAACCCCTTTCCTGATCCTCTTGTTCATGGCTTTGCGCCTTATCCTGGCTACCGGACGCTTCCAAGCCCAGTATGCCGCCGTGTGCTGCGGGCAACATGAGAGTTGATTCTTTGCTTTTGGCTCAAAAGCTGCTTGGCACCATCTGCAAATTCTCATGTCTCCGTCCTTTCTTGCTTGGCCCTTGCTATAGTTCTTGCCCGACAACGCCTAGGATTGGCTCCTGACGCTGGCAAATGGCATCCTAGGGGCCTTTCCCGCTTCCCCAGGAGGATCCATAGCTTTGTGCAGCAGATCGCTGCGGTGAATCATGTCCTCGTTGAACCCTTTCTGCTCTTGAGTGATCTTCATGTCGTCCGCTCCATTCTGTTCAACAGTTCCAGATAGCTCAGGTTAGGACCGATGGCCGTTCTGCCAAAATTATTACATTTTTTGTTAATGCACTGCATCATGGCCAAGCGTGGAGATTCCGAGATCACATCAAACCCCTCGCCGCATTCGCACATGCTTTTCTCTTTAGGCGGTTGCTTCGGCCTCTTCAGCTTCGACATCCTCAACTTCCCCCTCTGTTGATTTCTCGTAAAAACTGAAGGTCGGCTCGTCATCATCTTCCCGAACTTTAGCCTCAGAGATGTTTTTCAGCATCATCCGATAATAGGACGGCTTGAGTTCCACGCCGATGGCTCTCCGATCATTACACAGAGCTCCGTAGACTTCGCTGCCTACTCCCGCGCATGGGCTCAACACGGTCTCTCCAGGATTCGACCAGAGCGTAACGATCCGGTCGATGACGTCCAGTTGGAGCGGATGAACATGGTCCTCGTCCTGCTCGTCCCTAGCCTGCCGGTGCTTCAGAACGTGATCAACGCGGATGTCATCCCAAAAGGCAGACGCATATTGACGCCAAATCCAATGCGAGTATCTGTTCTGAATCTGATCCCCCTTCCAGCCCTTGTAATGAAGCACGTCTGCCGGGGGCTTGCGCTCTCCGGCATAATAGATCAGGCCGCGTGGATGAGCAATCGGGACCGCGTTGTCACCCTTCTTTCTGAAAATCAGAACATAATCGGCGAGAGCCGGGCTGCAACGCGCCGAATCTTCCACGGCAACCTTGTGGAAAAGATGCTTGGCCATCGTCCTGTTCCTCACCTTGAGAGGTTCTTTCCAGACGCAGTAGCGCCCGGTGTGATGCCAGAGGCCGTGTCCGCATTTTCCGCTCGTGCGGTCGTAGTGATTCGCCTTGCAGTTTTTTTCGCGGCAGCCCGCGTGGAGACGGATAATGTCACCGGGGAAGTCGGTCAAATGATCGTTGCCCGTATTCCCAGAAGCGATGTCCATGCAGTGGACCGCACTGATTCGCCCCGGCATGGTCAGCCTCCACACTTCATGCATTAGGTAGCTATAATGATCGAAGAATTGCTCATAGCTCAACGAGTTTGAAATATCTCGTTCGCTCGATGAATACCTGTAAAGGGCACCCCCGGAAGTGGCGAACGGCGGGGAGTAGATCGAAAGGTGAACGGATTCCTTTCGGAAGTTCTTCAGAACTTCGATGGCGTCCCCGAGGTAGACCGCATATCGTTCCGTCACTTTTTGCTCTTGAACGGCCATGACCACCTCTCCTACATCCAGGCCGGGATCATCTCGGCCTCATCAAACTGCTCCCGGCGATTTATCTTCAGCTCTTTGCTCATCAGCGCCACGATCCTATCAAACATCCTGTCAGCGGCGACAGCTTTGGATTTCAGGTTATCCATCACGATCTTCTCGCCCTCGGTTGAAATCAGATCGAGCAAGACTTTTCGCGTCTGACCGAAGCGCAGAGAGCGGCGCACGGACTGAAACCATTGCTCGAACGAATGGGTTGGAAAGTGGGTCTGGTGCCAACAGTGCTGCCAGTTAAGGCCCCATCCGGCGATCTGGCTCTTGCTCACGATGCAGTCGGCTTGGAGGTTGGTGAAAGCCATCAACTTCTCTTCCTTCTCATCGTCGCTGTCGGCACCCTTGACCTGGATGCAGTCGGGAATCATCTTCTCCAGAAGATCCCCCTCGGGATTCAAATGGCACCAAACGGCAGCCGGCCGCTGGCTCTTTTCCGACACCAATTCTGCAACCTTCTCACACCGCTCGCGAATCGTCCTGCGCCTCTCCTCGCGCTGCTCATAGAGGCTGAAAGCTGGAACTTGAAATAGTTTCCCTTCGGGCAACGACCTGGGCTCCACAATCCAGTCGCGTTGAATCAGGCCGGGCAGAATGAACTTCTCGTCCGAGAACTGACCAACATCAGATGGCTTTCGTCCAGCCCGTGCCCAAGAGCATACCCAACGCCAGAAATGCTCCTCCGCGTGGCCCTTGAATCTCCATTTCGGAGTCCCACCGCCCTTGCCAACCCATTTGCTCTTTTGATCAGAATTGTTCTGCTCGTTCTTGAAGAACCGAACCAGCATCTCCGGTGAACCAAGATAGCCGAGAGCTTCCGACGAGTTGCCGAGCTCGATGTAGTCGTTTGGGGCCGGAGTCGCCGTCGCCAGCAAGCGGTACTTCATCTTGCGCATGAAGTTCGTGATGATCTTCCGCGTCGCGCCGTCATACCCTTTCAAAATGCCCGACTCGTCGCACACCATGCCCGAGAATTCAGCCTCATTGAAAAGATGAAGTCGTTGATAGTTCGTGACCGTGATCGGTTTATGCGCCTTCCCATCCGACGAGCGATGCAGCTCTATTCCGAACTTGTTCGCTTCCTTGAGCATCTGGTAGCTGACGGCTAAGGGGCATGAAATCAAGACCGGCTTGTTGGTTTCTTCTGCCACATTCTGAGCCCACACGAACTCCATCAAAGTCTTTCCCAGTCCGCAGTCCAGAAAGATCGCGGCACGAGCCCTCAACAAAGCCCACTCCGTCAAGAAGGCCTGAAAGTCGAACATCACGCTGGGAATCCATTTAGCTTTCAGGCCGTCCATCCCTTGAAGCTGAGACTTTCGCTCTATGAAATCTTGATAACTTTCGGTCATGATCTAGCCTTCTGCTTTGCCGACAGCTTGCCCCCTCGATTGTCAGCCCAATCGTGGCATGGTGGGCAACCCAGTCTTGTGTTTTCAAGTGTGTCGCTCCCGCCCTGACTTCTCTTGATGATGTGGTCTACCCAGCGCGTCGAGAAATACGGCAGCTTCCCCCAGCAACCTTGATGCCTGACTTGGCACTCACCATGATCCCGGAGCCACACCTCATGACAGAGAACCACGTACTGAGCACGCGACAGAATCACGCGCCCCGACTTCGTGATCTTGGCCTTTCGCGGCCTTTGCCTGAAAGCCGCCCGCTTCATGGGAGTGCTCCGGAGGATGCTTGATCGTTTCACATCCTTTTCGCTTTAGGTGGCAGCCCCAAATATGTAGCCCAGTTATGGTATCTCAAAACTGTCTCTATTTTAGGAGGCCAAGTTACATTTTTCTCAGTGACCACGTAGCAGACATTAGAGTCTCCGTGTATATCTGCGACCGGCTCTAACGTTGCAATGTTTGGTTGCTCTTGATCTTGGCTGCCAGCGTCCGATGTAAACTCTGTCTGACCCGTCTTTAATTCCTTGCCCTGAAAACACGCACGGCAAAGGCTAACCCTATAAACAGGAATCTTCTCGCCCGTTCTAACTAAATGCGCTTCACAATATCCATCATTCATTGCGCCCTTTCCGTGGCTGCCACTATGTCCCGCATGAGAGGCGAGTCGGCCTGCTTGCCGGGAATCTCTTCACCTTCTGAGTTCAGAAAGTCCTCGCAGATTTTCGCCAGCGCCTCGGATTTCGTCGCCATCCCATAGCGCGCCATCGCCAGCTTGATCGCCATCTCCACGATCTTGTGGTCATCGTCTGACAGCCAATATGTTTCATGGTGGCGCTTCTCGATGTGAAGGCCCGGATGCGCCTTGTCCACGTAATCATGAAACTCGGAGCCGGTCATCTCCTGAGCGGCGGCCAAGGTGGTTGGGTCAGAGCGCTTGTTCTCGGGCAGCTTCACCAGGAGCTTCGCATTCTCGACCGTGATCGTCGGGATGGCTTCTGCCGGCACCGTTGCCTCGACTTCAGTGTAAAGATCAGCCAGCGTGTACGCCCAGGATCGACCGATGTCCGCCACGGCCTGAGCCCAGTCAGCGAAGCTCTCGTACCCGGCTTCCTTGTAGAACTTACCATCCCTCACCCGCGAGAATATCTTGCCCAGCGCGAGATGAGTTCGGCCCATCTGAAGCACGAGTTTTTTCGCATCATCGGTTAATTTTCTCGCTTCTTGTTGGCGCGTCATCGATTGAGCTCCATGTATGCTCTTATAAACTCTTCCGCGACCGGCGCCGTAAGGGAATTACCATAGCCGCGCAATCGTCCCACACGGTTGGTAGCCCCTGTAACCAGCGGGAATGTGCCGGGTTCAACTGGCCGGTACTTTTGGTCCCGGCACCAGATCCATTCGGCGTCGGCCCAGAAGCCGTTAGTAAAGCCTCGCCCGGTAATCTTACACCGCCCGGCACTTTCGGTCCCTTGGCCTGCATCTTCCGACTGTCGCCCTTCCAATCCCTCGACGTTGGTGATGTCCAATTCGTTAGTTTGCTCTGGCTGTGCAGCCCGTCCGCGTTCCCCCGATGTGCTCCCACGCATTCCGAGTCCTCGCTGTGCGGTGTCGCCCAGGTCGCCAGCGGAGCCACGTCCTTCAGGTTGATGCAGCCGCCTTTCGTCTTGCGCTCCTCCAGATTCCCGCTTGGTAGGCTGTCCATACAGTTCGGCGTCGGCCATGCAGCCAGCTTCGCCTTCTCGCGAAGGTTCGCTGGTGGACCGCCGTTGCGCCCTGGAATCGCCCTCCCAGCCATTGCCCTGCTCATTGCTTCGCCTGATTTCTCGCAAGGACTCGAATCGAACGCCTGCGGACTCGGCCACGAAGTACAATCGCTGCCGGATGTGCGGCGCCCCGAAGCCCGCAGCGCACAAATCCGCCGTCCCGATGGCGTAACCCGCTCCTTCCAAATCAGCCGAAACAACGTCGAGCCAAGCGAGGCCGTCTTTGGACGCAACCTGCTCGCCAAAGATTGTGTCAGGGTGTAGCTCTCGGATGAGCCTGAACCATGCGGGCCATAAGTGACGCTGATCTGAGAAGCCTCCCCGCTTCCCGCTCGCACTGAAACTCTGGCAGGGACAACTGCCTGTAAAAACGGGAGTATCGTCTGCCCATCCAGCCGCTCTAAGGGCGTAACTCCACACGCCGATCCCGGCGAAGAAGTGGCATTGGGCGAACCCGCGAAGTTCGTCGCTCTTGACTTCCTTAATGGGTCGGCCATCGACTTCCCCTTTGGCGATATGTCCCGCCTTAATCAGTTCCCGCAACCACGCCGCCGCAAATGGGTCAATCTCATTGTAATAAACTGCCATATCTATCCTGATGACGCATCAGATTTCCGCCTTTGCTTTGAGGTCCCGCAGCCAGTAAAGCATCTTGGGATTCACGTACTTCAGCGACCCGAATCTCTGAAGCCTGCTCAGCATGTCAGTCAGGAACACGCTCGATCTGGAGTCGAACAACTCTATCTGCTGTGGGTCCTCAGCCAACCAGTCACGGAGCTTCCGAGCGATCTCCGTCGCTTCCTCGTCACGCCGCTCTGGACTCTGCCCGGAATCCTGAAAGAGAGCCATATTGAGCAATATTCACTGTGCCCCTCATGCAAGAAATTCGAGCCAAAAACATATGAAGAATTCTGCAAAAAGTGCGGGACGAAATTGGTAAACGAGTGTCCCGGTTGCAACAAACCATTTTACAAAACAGGCGCTTTCTGCGGGCAATGTGGAACTCAATTACTCAGTCAGTGAGCTTGCATCCACATCTCGGGCAGAAATTGAGTTGACCGTCCGTACAGAGAGTGACGACAAATCTTTTACAGCCAGGGCAGTAAAATGCCTTCTGGTTAGATTCTTCATGACACACCGGACAATGCACTGGTATCTCCTGGATTTCTACAGCCGTAGAATTTTGGACTTGCATTGGACGAAAATCTCCCTTATCTTAGAATTGTGCCCAAGATTCTGAGAGGCCCCGGCGGGAACCGGGGCTTTTCTATTTTTTCTGCAATCCTGCCATCTCCTTTCCGTCTCAATGACCTTGGTTTCGGGCTGCGAATTCCTTTATCTTGGCAACTGGGAATTTCAGCTTCTGAACTGGTGCTCCCAATGGTATTTGGAATCCGTTAAGCCAATTGAAATTGTTTACAACATCAAACCGATTGCGCGGATTGAGCATCGCCAATCTTGACATCTCGTCGGGACTGTTCGCCGTAGGAATGACGATACATGACGGGGGCTCGTAATACTGCCAGTCATGAACCGTGCAGCTTCCCGTTGACAGAAACTCGCTCCATCTATTCTCACAATGAACTGCTGCGTATTTGAGGTTGTCAAGGGCCGGTGGGGACAAGTTAAGAAGCATTCCACCGGACCCCATGCTGCGCAGAAAAGCGATTGCGTCTTGACGGTCTTTTTCCTCTTGGTAAACGATCAAAAGAGTCAACGGCTGATCTGTAGTCAGAATCCACGGATATGGAGGTTTCAAAGCCGTTGCCAAGTAAACGTCCTTTCCTCCCAGCGAAAAGAGAAACTTGATAGATGTGAGAGGTTGGGCAGGGTGCATCGCTGGCGATTCGATAGTGGATGGCAAAATCAAATGCTGTACTGAGGCCCGGCAAGCATCGGTTATTTGCGCGGAAGCTGGAAAGCATAGACACACGAAAAGGAGTAGAGATTCAAGGGTATTTCTCATGCCGTCCCACCTTCATCTCTTTTTGGATTTCTTCTTGGCCGCTCTCTGTTTTTTCCACTTCGCTTCGCGGCGCACCAATTCATCGTGCGACACCGAGAGAACCTTGCTGAGGACTGCATCAAATTTTCCAAATTCCGAATCCTGCGTCTTCATATACATTTCCTTCAACGATAGCTGGCCAGCCAACAAATGTCATGGGGTATTCATTGCGAAGGATGATTGATGCCACCCGCCTGAGAAGCGCCTCATTATAGTGGATGACATGATAATTCTGGTCATGCATCAATTCATAACAATCCTTTCGTGGCCTCAAATTCCGCTTCAATCTGCGCACGTGATCGGTGTACCATTGCCAGGCAATTAAGTCAGCGGCTTGTACTGGCCTTACTTTCCGTTTATCAACAAATGAATGGGCTACATATCTGTGTTTAGCTCGTAGATTTTTGTCGGTGAAAATCTCGTTCATGATGCCGTTTGCTTCTGTTTGGCTCCTGTGGCCAGCCTCAAAAAAGTAGGCGATATCACCATTGTAGTTGTTCTTATTGGCCCACCATTGGACTGCCGTCAAACATGCGTGGGCACAGAAACTATACGCGCTTCCGATGGCCTTAGAATTTGGCATGATGTCGGCAAATTGCCTGGGTTCTACAGTGACCGCTAGACCGCATGAGATGCTCCGTTTGATAATCGCAATCATCTCTTTCTCGATATCAATACGGTCCTCTTTTAGTAATGACGAAAACGGACGGCTACCATGAGCGCAGGCCGACATTCGAAAGAATGGGAGATTAGAGTTGTCGAGGACTTTTTCCCAATCTGAATCCAAACTCTTACAAGCTTCTTTTTCGATAACATACCCAGCAACACAAAGGACCAGAGAAGTATCACTTGAACCGCTCTCATCGAAATATGCCTCAACTAGCTGCACGGCATATCCTCCGGTCGGAAGCAAGATGTCTAGGAGTCGCGATATTAGAATACTCATCGCGCACCCCCGCGTTGCGCTGGCGCATCATCGACACCCGCGCTATTATCTTGACTCTGCTGACTGGGCGAGTCACGTAAATTATTGCCCTTATAAGCTGGGAATGCATCCAATGCCCTAGAACCTTTCAGTGTAATAAGCAGAGGTCCAAGCTTTGCGGCGAAAACTCGACCGCGATTCAGACCGGTTTTCACTTTACGGATTCGCATGCCTTTTCTCCGTGTCCGTTATAACAGACTTTCTGAGAGCGTGGCCGGATAGCATTTTTCGGTGACGTTCCTTCCACCTAAGCGATGTGACGTTCTATCCACACCCGAGGACTTCTACACTCGCCAGCGGTCACTCCGGCAGGCACTGGACGCCGCACGCTCTCATTATAGTCGGGGCCGCCGGAGGGGATCACTCCATGCTCCACCTACGCCAGTTGGTGGACAGCGGCCCCGCAAGCTCAATCGTTCTCTTCACCGTCTTTGGCGATCCTTACCTTCACCGTCTCTTCTTCGGCCACGATCTTGATGGTGACCTTGCCGTGAGAATATTCGGTTTTCTTGTTCTTCTTCATGGCCTTCAGCAGCAGCCCCTTCAGATCAACCTCTTGCACGGTGAGCGCCTGCCGCTGGTCTCGAATGCGCGTGTACTTTTTTGCAAGTTGTTCGAGTTCCTCTATGGCTGGCTCTTCCATCCCCGGCAATCTATCGCTTTCCCCTTTGTCTTTTGCCATGTTCTTCTCCTCGCCAGGCCGCCTTACTGTGATGGATCATTGGCGGCCATGGCCTTCGTATCAGGTTCCAAATACTGTTGCGCCTTGTTGACGAACTTCGTGAACGCGCTGAGGAAAACCAGCTCGGCCTCTCCGGTCGGCCCGTTGCGCTGTTTGGCGATGCTGACCGCAGTCAAGATGCCTCCGTAACCCTCAGCATCGTCATCACCGTCTTCAGTTCCCTTGACTTTCTTCGGATACCGGAACAGGAATATCACCACGTCGGCGTCTTGTTCGATTGCCCCGCTCTCCCGAAGGTCAGACAATTGAGGTTTCGGTCCGCGCCGCATCTCCGGGGCCCGGTTAAGCTGCGAGAGAGCCAGTACCGGAAGCTGAAGCTCCTTGGCCATCGCTTTCAATCCGCGCGAGATAGACGAGATTTCCTGAGTACGGTTCTCGCCCTGTCCCTTCATGAGTTGGAGATAGTCCACGATGACAAGACATATCTTCTTCTCGTTTTTGAGCCTCCGCGCTTTGACCCGCATCTCGGGGATACTCAGCGTTGGCGAATCGTCGATGTAGAGCGGAGCGTTGTCCAGTCTTCCAAGAGCGCTGACGAGCTTTTTCCAATCTTCTTTAGCGGCGAATCCACTTCGCAGCTTGTGAGAATTGACTTCGCCCTCAGCGCACAAGAGCCGGATTAGCAACGGCGAGACTCCCATCTCAAGGGAGAAAATCCCTACGCCCTTTCTCTCCTGAACAGACGCATGCGCCGCGATGTTCAAGGCAAGCGCTGTTTTTCCCATCGACGGCCTGGCGGCGAGAACGATCAAGTCGCTGTTGTGCAGGCATCCGATCATGGCGTCCAGATCACAGAATCCGGTCTCCACTCCGTCGCCTTTGGGCCCGCCTTCCATGAGCCCATCAATCGTGCCGAAACTTCCGCGGACAGCTTCACCCACGCTCACGAAGCGCGATGCGATGCGCTGCTCGACGATGTCGTAGAGTTGAGACTGCGCCAGCTCGACAAGCTGCGTGGCATCCTCCACGCCCTCGAGCGCCCTGGCCACCGTGTTGCTGGAGATGTTGATGACCCGGCGGATCGTGGCCTTCTCCCTCACGATCCGGCAGTATTCTGACACCGCGATCGAGGTTCCAATGGGAACCCCGTCCGTCAGAGCCGCAAGATACGCCGCACCGCCAGCTTTCTCCATGAGTCCGTCTCGGGAAAGTTCTTCGCTCAGTGTCACGAGGTCGATCTTGTGCCCGGTCTCTGCGAGGTCCACCATGCGCTGAAAAACAAGGCGATGAGCCTCAGAGAAGAAATCTTCTTGTGCGCAACCGCCCTCCAGCACGAGATCAAGCGCCGTGTTATCTAGGAGCACGGAGCCCAGCAGAGCTCGCTCGGCTTCCAAATTGTGAGGTGCGGTGCGCTCAGCAGTTTGTTGGCGGTTCTGCTGCCGGCTGTCCCGTTGTTCCAACATTATTGATTCCGTCCATCATGCGCTGTTTTAGTTCTAGCCGTGCATTCTCGGCCTTGTACTGCTCAATCAATCTTTGGCCGGTCGGAGCGCTGTCATGGCGCTCGAATATCTGACCCTGCGGAGAGTCATCCTCCCTAACCGTGAAAACTCCTTGCCAAGCTCGTTGAGTTGATTGGTCAAGACAGGCGATGGGATCGTGTCCTTGCCTCTTTAGCTTGGTCAACGTTGAGATGGTAAGCCGCCTCGCTCGATCGGTGAGAGGCTTTCGGATTTTCTTGCGCATCTCTTCAAATCCCATCCATGCTTCCTGTGGTATCCAGTCAGGAAGAACAAAGGACGCTGATTCTCTTATTGATGTAGTCTTTGAGGTAATCTCTGATTCTTTATAGATTTCACTTTTTGTAGAAGCTGGGTTGCCGCTTTTGGATTGTCCAGTTTTACCTTTTTGTCGAATCAAGTTTCCTCCAGGACAGGCTTTCAGAAAAGAGCGAAACGCCGTCTTGTCTATCCTGAAGTATAACTGACAAGGAATGCCGCGTCTTTCCTCTTTCCAGAAACCCAGTTCTCGGAGCTTAACTCTGGCGCCTTCCTGCTCTCGGCGCGTCATGGCGATCTCTTCTTGCCATTCATCGGCCGATTTGTAGAACCATCCATCTGGATCTTGGGTTCTAGCAGTCCAATACCAAGCCTGACCGAGCATCAGAGCAGCGGTTATGCTGCCCGTTAGATGAACTAAAGAACGATGAAAAGCGATTGGCGTCTCAAAGATCGTTTCAATATCCACTTAGACATCACCTCAAATTGAGATGGTCTGGCGGGTCTGATTGGAAAGGGATTTGACCTTTCCAGCAGGGAAGTTGCCGGGGAGCCTGCTGGTACTCCCCGGCGATCCTCAAAGGCCCGGAGGCCGCCGCCACTCCGTCGAGGGCGACATCTCTATTTCTAACATTTCTCGCCTGCGCAAGTCCAGAACTATTTTATGTCCTACCTCTCCAGTACGACCGGTCATGGTCTCCTCTTTCAGATCTAAACTTCCAGCCTCGAGAAAGTCGCCTCAGAAATGATTGGCGAGACTCTTCATCGTTACAGGCCAACAGATCGGCAGTTTCGCTTTCCGAAGCATAGCCGATGAGAATATCCTTGAGTTTCATGGAAATCCATGGGTCCGGCATTTTGTTGAGAGTAATTTCTGCCGGATCATATGTCTTAATGCGCTCTAAGTTATCATCTTGGAGGATCACGAACACACTATACTGTCCTGGTTCGACTTGAAATGGGACAAGCACCATGTTTCACCTCAATTCAGAATGCCGTGATTGCCAATGCGCCTTGTATTCCGCTTCCACTGAGGTCGAGAACAGGCAGCGCGGACAGCAGAAGACAAGCATCCTTGGCCTTTGCCGGTTCCTCATCTGGCTTCTGTAAACTCGATTCTCGACCAGACTTCGGGTCTTCCATCTTAGCGGCGTTCCGCTCATGGCTTGATCTTCGCTTCCGAGGTTTTCAATCCCGCGATCACGCGCATCAGAGGCAAGATGCTGCGACTTCCACACGCCAAGCAATGCCCGTTGGTCGTGAACCTATTATCGCCATCCCGAATGCGAACCACCTCTCCACAGTTCACACAAAAGACGCTCTCGGTCGCCGGAAAGTGCTCCACGGGAACCCATGCTCTCGGCTTCGCGCTGTTATAAGGCCAGCTCAACAGTTCTTCTCCGTCACCAATCGACAGTAAGCGGCCCACAGAACTTGAAGGGCACGCTCTTCTGAATTGCTATCCTCTTGAAAAACAGCGATGCCATTCAGATGCCCAATCGCGTGCAGGATCGTCTTGCGCGGCTCCTGGTCAAGAATCTCCGCAGCCAAGAGCTCGTTGTATCTGTCCGGCACGTTCTCGATGTGTTGAACCGCCATGATGAACCTCTCTTCAAGGGTTGGGGCGGGTTCTCCTCGTGAGCTGAGAGCCTAAATGAGTCAGCAAGTCTCGGAGTGTCCCGCCCACATGTCACTCGAACATCCATTTCACGACCGCCGCCAGCGCAAGCAACGACACGATGAACATGGAGCACCCGAACAAGCGGTCAATGGCGCGTTTTTCTAATTTCACGGCATGTTCATCTTTCCGGCCCTGCTTGTATGCGCTGTCCACGTCACGGTTGTAAGCCTGTTCGCTGACGTAGACCCGCTCTTTCTTGCGCTTCAAATCGGTCAGGGTTATCCAGTCAAAGAGAAGGAAGTCGTCACCGGAAGCCAGAGGCTTTTCTGCAACTCTGGTTCGCTCGGCGGCAACAAGATCATCCCAGGCTGACTTGGCTTCTTGATTTTCTGCCATGACTTGAAACCTCCGCGTCATCAAAGAGTCTGCCTTGACCAGCAGCTTCGAACCTTCCGCGCAACGTCCGAAGATCGAAGCCTTTGATCTTGGCCTGCTTCATTTCCTGTTCCGACATGCCCTTGCCATGTCCCGCTCCCTTGCACGAGCACCGGTCGGGGTGATTGATTTCACTCCGCCGATGCGGAGCAGCCGCAAGTCTTCACCGTCCTTGGCCCATAACATCAGCTCAGGGCCAACGGCGAATTTCACTCTCCATTGCTTCAGAACCATTTGAGCCATCATTAATCCTTTCGTGCGGCATTTAGAAGATACCGAGCCAAAGATGCGGCTCCCCGGACATCGGTCAGGGCGTCGTGAGCATTTCCTCCGATTTCGATCCCAAAGATATGTAGTAACGTGGACAGTTGATAATTTTCTGGCTGAGACTTCCCGACGTGCCACCACAGCGCGAGTTGCAGAGTATCAAGCACTAAAGGATGAGCTGGCAGAAATCGTTCGCCGTACATCTTACGCAGCCGCGGCATGTCAAACGTCACAGCGTTATGGCCCGCGAGTCTGGCCACTGAATACGGATTCCCGGTTCGCTTGCTCACCATTTCGATACACTTGTGATGACAAAGAAATCTATCAAAATGAGCCAGCGCCATAGCTTCGGTAACCGCATCCTTCGCCCACACGGCGCGATCGTAGTGATTGATTTCGAGCGCTTTCGAATCAGCCAGAGATTCATCAAAGAAAATCTTCTTCTCAAAAGTCTCGGTCTCGCACCAGTTGTCATCAACAGCTATAGCGGCTAGTTGGATGTTCGGCTGCGTTTCGAGCACGCCCGCAGTTTCGAAGTCAAAGAATACGATTTCCATTGCTTCCTCTCTATTCTCATCTCTGCGTCAACTTCTGTCTCGGAGTGATCGTAATCCCCGGAATCTTCAGCGCCGTTCCTTGTCCCGATGCGGCTTTCTTGATGCGCGGGTACCAGTCGGGATCCAGAAGATGCTCGTCTGGAGGCAGCAGCCATTCGGCAGGGATCGCTCTCGGATCGTCGATCTTCACGTCATAGACCGTTTGCTTGCCCTGTCCCTTCACCTTCGGAGTCTCGGCTTGAGCCACGGCCGTTGACACCGGCCTGGCAACTGGAGCGGGCGGAGGCGGCGGAGCAGCCACCACGACCGGCTCGTTCATCTTGCCTTCCAGTATCTCCACCGCGTCCTGTCTGCCGAGGTTCTTGGCCGTCTGGATGGCTTCGGCCAGCTCCGCATCCTGCTTCGCCTTCTCCTCAGCCAGCAGCTTCTCGCGCAGAAGGTTTTCAAGCGTGTTCACCTCCAGATCCGTCACCTGGTCAATCGGGTTGTCAAGGATGCTTTGGAGTGTTTCGAGTTGATAGCCATGCTCAACGAGCAGCGTCATCCAGTGCTTCGCTCGGTCGGTCCTGTCAAGCTGTTCGTTGATCAGGCGCTGCTTGACTTCCGCCTCTCTCTTCCTGCGCTCCTGCTCGTCTTGCCATCGCAGCACGGCACCTTCCAGCTTAGCCCGCGCCATTTCGATCCGCTCAGCAGCCTCCGCACGCCCCTGCGTCGTCGCCTTGTGCAGCTTATCAAGCAGCCCGGCGAGCGGGCCATACAGATCATCAAGGCTCACCGTCCCCACCGTCGTCTCGGCCGCGACCGCGATCCTCTGCCCGACGCCGTCCATGATCCCCAGGCTCACCCGAACGCGGAAACGATTCGGGTCTGACATCTCACCCTTTTTGGCGATCAGGCTTCTCAGCAGCTTCCTGTGCTCCGAGGCGCCCAAGTACATTGTGGCGTCGGTGATGTTCTGCCACGAGCTCGCCTTCTCGATCTGGACTGCTATGTTCTCGTGGAGAGTCTGGCCTATTGATGCGGTGATCGCCGCCGCAAGCTCTCCCAAGGCTCCTGATGTAATGACTATGGGACCGGCGACTTCCGCCGGCTCCGCCCTCACGATGTCCGTTATCCTGTTCTCCTGGACTTCCGCTTTCGCCATCTGTGTTTCCCCCTTCGATTCCGTGGCTGGCGTCGTCTGCCGCTCGCGGTTTTTCAGTTTGTTCATCGCCAAAGAATAAACAACATCTGTTGCGCCGTGATACGTCCACGACTTCCGAGCAAGTAAATGGTCAACCCCGAAAGCTCTTTTCTCATCCGGCGTCAACTGCTTTGCAAGTTCTTCAACTTCAGCGCGTGTCGCCATAAGCGTTCATTGTCCAGACTGCTATTGCGAGCGACCATAGAAACACGTTGCGGTCGTTCGGGTCCGTGAACGGGACGAGCCGTCCGCACTTCCCGCTCGAGAAAAGCTGCGCCGCCCAGCGCGTGTACTTGAAAGGCCGGTCGGTCGGTGGCCCGAAGGTCTGCATGAGCGCCTCTTCCTGGCCCGCGAGCTGCGGCCCCCAGTATGGCTCAACCACCTTCGGGGTTTTCAGTTCGATGATCGCTTGAGCACCAGCCAGCAAGCCGACGCGGTCGAGCGTCGTGGCGAAGTCGGTTATGCCGGACTTGGCGAACAAGGTATGCTCGATCAGGACGGGCACGAAATCGCATTCGCGCTTCAGCTTCTCCCAGGACAGGCAGAAGCCCCGGACTTCGCGGCTCACGGCGTCGTAGGGCTCGACCCACTCGCGCGACGCCGCGTCCCAGGTCAAGCCGTTCACGTCAAGGATGGCCGTTGCCTTGTGCACCGCGCTCCCGATCTCTGCGCGCCGAGCCCAGGCAGAGGGCTTGCCAGCCCACCGCCTGACCCTGGACGCGCTCAGCGCCTCGGTGACGCTGACGATGCGAAGATTGTTCTTCCAATAACCATTCGGGGGACGACTCACGTTTCCATCCTCTTCCCTTGACTTACGCCGCAGGTCCGTTGGCCAGCGCGTTGAGGATCGCCGGAAGATCAACAGATTTGATCTTAGTAACCGAATCGATCTCGTAAGGCTTGCTCTTCAGCAGTAGATGAAGTGCATCGTCAGGCTTGCCACTTCCCACGGCCCAACCCTTCTTGCGCGCCATCTGCCACACAAGCCCTTTCTCCTGGTCGCTGATCGTCTTCCCGCCGGTCCCTAGCGACTCGCTGATCGGCTTTCCGTTGCTCGTCGGAGGCGGAGCACCATTGCCTTGCGCTGCGGCAACTGGTTTCTCGTTCGTACTGGCAGCGGGAGCCGGTCCCGATGGCTGCTTCTTTCCAGAATCAGCCGATGCCTCTTTCTTACCGAGGTATTCGGCCCAGGTCGAGTTGCCGTCGTCAATGCTCTTGTAGATACCACGGAGTTTCTTGATCTCGGCAGGGCTGGCCGAACTCAATCCGTGACCCAAAAACGATTCTAGTTCTGCAACCTGAACGCCGATGCTGTCGAATGCTGATATGATGCGTTTGTTCTCGGCATCGGGGTCTTTCTTCGCCTCCGAAGCCAGCGTTTTGTCCACGGATTGCATCGCATCGTCAATGAAGTCGGAAGGAATCAAGTTCAAGATCGCATTGCGGATCAGGAACGCTCCTCGACGCGAGGTGGTTTCCCTTAGGCCACGCTCGTTCAAC